TTTATTGATTTAGAGGCAGATGTTGTAGGGCTTGTTTATCCGATTTATATTGATCCAACTGTAACGATTCAACCGAACGGAACAGCAGGAAAAGATGCGTTTGTGTATAGCGGTACTCCCGATTCAACGAATGACGTAACGAATATAACTATTGGCCGTGATAGTAGCGGATTAAACAGAGGATTAATTCAATTTGATTTATCAACAATTCCTGTTAGTTCTGTTATAACAAATGCAACAATAACTTTTTATGTTCCAAATAGTTTTGATGGCGTAGCTAGAACGGTTAATATTCACCGAATAACGAATACTTGGACTGAAAATACCGTAACCTGGAATACACAACCAACATTTGATGCGACAATAGCGGGAACTATTTTAGTTACGACAACAGGACAAACACCAATAACAACCGATTTATCAACATTATTTAGTGGTTGGGTTAATAGTTCGTACACAAATTACGGTTTGTTAATGAAAATGAATGATGAATCAACAGCAAACACATATAAACAATTTTCATCATCAGACCATGCAACCGTAGGAAATAGACCTAGTTTATCAGTAACCTACAACGTACCACCAACAACGCCAACAGTTACAGCACCAAACGGCGGGGAAACGTTAAACAGTAGTTATAACATTACTTGGACAGGGGCGACGGATACAACCGTTGTTGAAACAGCACCAAATGAAACTGTTAGTGTTAGCGGTTTAACTTCTTATGCAACGATAGGGCAAACATACAAAGTTAAAAATACAGGGGTTATAACCGATGTTTCGTTTTATGTTATGCCAAATAACGCCTCATTTAGTATGACTTTAGATATAAAAAATAGTACAGACGGACAAACGCCAGGAACAACAACTTATGCAACAAAGTCCGCTAGTGTACCTGTTAATATGTTATTTAATAAAGTTACATTTACACTAACAACGCCGTTAAGTGTAACTCAGAATCAACTTCTATTCTTTAAAATTAGCGGTATACCTTCTGATTCTGTAAGTTTATATTGTAGTGGTAGTAGTGTATATGTAGATGGAAATGCTTATTGGAATTCAGTACAAACAAGAGATTTTAGGGTAGATGTTTCGGAGCAAGCATCGTCTTATTTGCAATACCACATTCAATTAAGTACAGATAACGGAACAAATTGGAAAGATATCATAGCATTAACAAGCGCAGGAGCAACTTCTTATACTTATGATTTTATTAACGAGGCGCAAACTAGCACAGGATTAATAAGAATACGAGCTTATGATGGATCGGCTTACGGGCCTTATGACCAATCAAACGGAGTATTTACAATACAGCACAACCAAGCGCCAACAGCGCCGACAAATTTAAGCCCAAGCGGTACAGTAATAGACAGGGCGCAAATACAGCGTATTTCATGGCAACATAATGATCCGAACGCCGATACACAAAGTAAATTTGATTTACAATGGCGTTTACAGGGCGGGAGTTGGACAACTGTAACACAAACTACAGTTAACCAATATTATGATGCACCTGCTTTAACTTTCCCCGCAGGCACAATAGAATATCAAGTGAGAACATACGATCAAGCGGGATTGAGTGGTCCATACTCAGCGATAACAACATTTACAAGCGCAGATAAACCAACAACACCGACAATTACAAGCCCAACAAACGGGGCTACAGTAGCGGTTGCTAATCCTGTTATTCAATGGAGCGCACCGACACAAAGTGATTATTGGGTAAAAATTACGGATAGCACAGGAAATACAACGATATTTGAAGAAATAAAAACAAGTGGAAATAAAGCGACAACCGTTACAACGAACTTGAGTAATAGCACATCATATAAAGTAAAAGTTGCGATTAAAACGGTATCAAGTGGGTTATGGTCAGATTTTGCGAGTAATGATATTACTGTTTCTTATACACCGCCTGCAATTCCTACTTTAACAAGCATTGAAGATAATATTCGAGGCTCAATTGCAATAACGATTAACAACCCTACACCAACAGGAACACAACCAACGGTTACAAGTTGCGATTTATACCGTCAAGAAGGTACAGGGGCGTTTGTTTGTATTAAAAAAGGGATTAACGGATCGTACACCGATTACACAGTTAAACCGAATACAACAATTAGTTATTATGTAATTGCAAACGGGAATAACGGGACAGTAAGCCAAAGCGCAACAATTACCGACAGCGCAGGGGTGAGCCTCACACAACTAGCCCTGTTAAGCGATAACACTAAATACGTTACTTTAACCCTTGGGACAAAATTAAACGAAAGTAGAAAGGTTGAACGGGCTTTAATGCAATTCGCAGGGCGCAAATATGCGGTTGCTGAGTTTGGGGAACAAAAAGAAAACGGCTACAGCTATTCATACGTTATTAAAACTCAAGCTGAATTAGATACATTAGAAAGTATTTTAGATGCACAAGAAACGATTTTGTTAAGGGATACAAAAGGAAGAAAAGCCTTTGTTACTCTTGAGGGAATTAGCATTAATGAATTAGCGACATATTGGGAAATTACATTAAACCCTACACAGGTAGAATATAACGAGGGGGTATAATTATGATTCCTTTGGCAAGGAATGGCTATACAGAGCAGGAAATTAAAGACATTCTACATGGTAAGTATGGAAATAGAAACGTTAAATTCACTTACAAATTGCTAGACAAAAACAATGTAAGTAAGGGTACTTTAACAAATGTGATAAAGGGGGGCGTTAAATACGCCTCTTTTAATGACATTAAGAGAACAGCTACTTTCACAATTGTAGATGATGGGAGCATTAATTTTTTAAGTGATCGTATACAACCGATTATGTCATTAAAGATACCGACTATTAAAAGAGTAGAAAAAGTAAAAGTTAGGTATATACGAGATTTTCTAAGCGGAAATAACAAAAATACCCAATGTCATTGGGTAGAAATACAAGCCTATGACAAAAACGGAGTAAATATAGCGCTTGGGAAAACGGTAACACCTTCCTCTACACCAAGTGGAGTTGCGGGAACTCTTGATCCTCAAAATGTGACAGACGGGAATTTAAACACATATGTTGATTTAGGAACAAATGATAACGTTATTGTAGATTTAGGAGCTACTTACGATATCGAAAGCGTGACAATATGGCATTATTACAGCGATGGGCGTATATATAACGGAACAAAAACAGATGTTTCAGAGGACGGGATAACATGGTTTACTATTTTTGATAGTGCTATTAGTGGAACGTATGCAGAAACGGCACAAGGTAGAAATAATAAAATCACCGTCACGACAACGCACATTGTACCTAGTCAATATATAGATTTTCCTTTAGGAGTGTTTTTATTAGCAACCCCAAAGAGAATGGACGAGGAAAACGCCGTTAAAAGGGAAATAGAGGCCTATGACGGGCTTTTAATCCTTATTGACGATAAACTACAAAGCACCTACACAATTACCGCAGGAACGAACTATAAACAAGCGATTATAGATTTATTAGCAACAGCAGGAATAACACAATATATTATCGAGGACACAACGAAAACTTTACCAATTACAATGGCGTTTGATCCTGGAACAAGTAAATTAAGTGTTATTAATTCGTTAATTAATCAAATTAACTTTACGCCTATTCGTGTAGATGTATACGGTAATTTCGTAACAAACTCTTATATTGCGCCAAGTAGCCGAGGGATTGAATACACTTATTCAGACGATTCTATGAGCGTAACGTACAAAGGAATGACGGAAAGTTTAGATTTATTTCACATTCCTAATAATTGGGTGGTTGTTGCGACAAATGCAGAAACAGCACCATTAAAAAGTGTATACACCAATTCGAACGCCTCTAGTATTACAAGTACCGTAAGCAGAGGGCGAACAATTACCGATTATCGAGAAATTGACAACATAGCGGATCAACAAAGTTTAGATTCATATACTTTGAGAATTGCAAATGAAGCTAGTCAAATTTACGGGTATTTAGAATTTGATACAGCTATTATGCCTATGCACGATTACCAGGACCTTTTAAACATCGTATATAGTAAACTAGGAATAAACGACAAGTATATAGAAACTGAATGGAGCTTTGACCTGGAAACGGGGGCAAAAATGCACCATGTTGTTAGAAAGGTTGTGACGATCTAATGAACGCTAATGACTTTTTATCATTAATGGAGCAACCGCCAGGAAAAGAAATTAGTTTACGTTTTGGTTATATTGATTCACCTTATACAAGCGGTAGACCGAAAATAAAATTTGATGGACAAGACACAGCAGGAACGAAAACATACCCGTATTTAGCCTCTTATACACCTGTAGCAAATGACAGAGTAATGATCCTTCAAAATGTTGTTATTGGAAAAATACTTTAATATCTATCTATTTATCTATGGTTTATAATGGAAATTAGAGAAACATATTGGGGTAACAACATTTAAAAAGGGGGCTAAAAGGTGAGTAATAGCAATGAAATTAGAGAGATTGATATTATTATTCAGTTAACGAGGCTAGAAACGAAAATCGATGCTATGGGAAACGTCAAAGATGTAGCAAATGAGGCTTTGGCCTCAGTTAAAAGCGCACATCATAGAATTGATAAGATTGATAAAATCATATTTTGGGCAGGTACAGCAATTATAGGCGCTTTAGTTGTTGGGGCTGTAAGTTTACTATTTAAGGGGTGATATTATGCAAACTTCCCAAAACGGAATTAACTTAATTAAAAAATTCGAGGGTGTTCGATTAGTAGCATATAGAGCGCATAAGTCAGAAGAAAATTTAACGATTGGATACGGGCATTACAGCGCTAATATTAAACCTGGACAAGTTATCACGCAAGCACAAGCGGAAGTATACTTAAAGCAAGATTTAAAACGTTTTGAAGATGCTGTAAACGAATTAAAGTTGCCAATCAATCAAAATATGTTTGATGCGCTAATTTCATTCTGTTATAACGTAGGTGAAAATGCGCTTAAAAAATCTACATTACTTAAAAAGATTCAAGCAAAAGACTATATTGGAGCTTCAAACGAAT